CCAGTCCGTGACCCACGCCCTGGTGTTCGGCCTGGTGTACTACGGACTCCGCGTGACCTTCCCTCAGTATTACTGAGAGCTGAGCTCTCTGCAGCTCAACCCTGCGACAGGATGTGACGCACAACCGGATGGTCCTGGACTCTAGCAATCTCACCCCACGCAATGTACTCTTGAAACGCCCGCTCACTTGCTGACAGTGGAAACGATGGGTAACAACACCGCAACGCTTGAAACGCCTCCGCCTCTACGGTGGCATTTTGCTGGCGCAGAAACATCGTAATCTGATCCAACTTTGCCTTGCGTGCAGGAATGTTCAGCGCCCTGAAGTTTGCACCAAATTGCTCCATTGCGTTTTAACATGTCCGTCGCCTAAACGACAATGCCGTCTGCCGAAGACCTGCGCGCCGTGTCCGCGAGCTACGATCCAGCCGAGGACTTCATCAACACTGCCACTCGTCAGATTGAACTTGCCGCTCGCTCGGGATTGACGTATGACTACATCGATGTCCCGTGGAACCTTACGCGAGAAAAGGCCAAGGCGGCTCTTGTTGGCAACTTTCCCAATTGCATGGTCACACGGTGGTGGTGGACAAACTGCTTTAAAGTTAGCTGGGCCAAGTGACAATGGGCAACTGCTTCGGGTTCGAAGACAAGCCCATGGTGACGATCGGGACAAAGACAGTGAAGAAAAGCCAGCTGAAGGGGATCAAGACCTACCAAGATGCTCTGCGGTTCATGGGGCGCGAGTGCCCCGACACAGCTGTGATCACGACGATCCACAATCACGAAGTTGCATTTGTTCCTGTGTCTGCTCCGTTTCAGATTGTCGATGAGATTGTGTTCAAGCAGTCGCACATTCCGATTAGGAAGTTGTATGGAAAACAGTGGAAATGATCTTGTCGCGTTCATCGTAGAGCCTCAGTAGCGGCTCGAATCGAATCTCTGTCAGAATCAGAAAGCCACCAACCGAGATGATGAGCCCATCTTCCCAGTTGATGCCCTTCGGACGGAAGAGCCAGAAGTAGATACCAAGGAACAGTCCCAACGAAATCTTGAAGACAGCGTCCACAATGGCAAACAACGGGCTCTTGGCGACTTCAAACCCGAGCGCCATCAAGACGACCTGGGCCAACACGACAACCTTCAGGAAGAAGAAGTAGATCTGGTAGAACTGCATTGTATTACCCGTAGAAAACGGATTTCTGGAGACAGAGACAAACCATCGTGTCACCATGGAGCACCTCTACATTCTCGAACTCACCTGCGGGAAGTACTTTGTCGGCAAGTCGCAGAATGTCGAGCACACCTACGCCTACTACGAATGCGGATTCGGCCCCAAGTGGATCCAGACCTACAACCCCGTGCGCATCGTCGAGACACGCCCCGTCAAGAGCGGCACGGATGTTCTGGATACCACGCTTGCCCTGATGAAGAAGCACGGACTGGACTCCGTGCGCCACTACGGATGCGCGGAGATGCGAATCCCTGACGAAGAGGAACAGGCGATTCGGTTCCTGATGCACGCGCCGCCCGACGCGTGTGTGAAGTGCCACGCAACGGGGCACAAGGTCGGGGATTGTACGCAGCCCGAGAACACGAGCTGGGCCTGCCAATGGTGCGTGTCGGACTACCCCAACCGCTACGCCTGCGAACAGCACGAGAAGGGATGCCGCCCGCCAAAGGAGAACCCAGAAGCCAAGGACTGGTGCAGTCGCTGTGGACGCCTGTACCACACGGCAGATAGGTGCTACGAGGTCAAGCACGCCGAGGGCTGGTGGATTCGTTGAAAATGAATTTGCCCGTCCACACCCACAAACCTTTTACCATGGAGCCTATCACCCGCACTCAACTTCAGAATGCCGCCAAGAATGCCGTCGCCGAGAAGGAGGCCCTCATTCATCGGGCACAGGAGTTGAAGGGCCAGCTCGCGGCCGAAGAGTTCTACAAGGAGATCCGACGGACTGCAGAAGCTGGGTACATGACCTACGCGTCCTCAAAGTCGATGAGTCTGGGTTTGGCCTTTGATACCATGCTGACCTGGATCAAGGAGCACTTCCCTGACTGCGATGTCTCGACCGAGATTCGACACATGGAACACAGCCCTACGTACGCCGTTCGCGTGGATTGGAGCGAACGGATCCAGTATCCTCCGCCGACTGCGGATCTGGAGACGCGGCGGCTGGAGAAGGAGACGAGCTGGTGACCGACTTCATGGCCTTCTTGCACAGCAGCCAAAACCAGTAGCAGTTGAGTATGACCCAAGGTACGAAGAATGGTAAGTGTGCACTTGTGAGGGTAGTGTAGCCCCAATAATTGAAGAAGACCATACGGACCAGTGTCCATACCACAAAGGTGATGGCCTGAACACTTTTGTGTATATCGTCCATCGGATACTTCAACACATTGAGCATCCACGACAAGGAGAGAAGTGGGTTTGTGGATTCAAGAAAGTAAGAGGCAGTTAAGAGAAGAGACATCTCGGCGGGTCCCAAAACCCATACAACGACTGCACAGATCACCAAGAAGGTGATATGGTGGAGGTAGTAGTCAACCTTCGAACTATAGGTCATCATGTGACCAATATCATAGAGTGTGTATGCCACGAACTCTGCAAGGCGAGCGGTTGGGTTCGGTGAGAAGACCCCCATGAACATCCAGTAGAGCGTGAATGCTATCCCATTCAACCTCCCTGTGAACTCCTGCTTCGTCTCCTCTGTCAGCGCGTCAAACTCTGGTATTCCATTGAAAAGTGTATACAAGAAGACAGCATTGGCGGCCAGTAAGAGTGGGATCAGCACCACATGCCACATTGCTTACCATCGAGCGTTCAAATATCAGATGCGAACGCTCGATCGTTCACTAGTGGAATCGGAATGGTCTCGGCGTAGCGCTCGCCGTTTGCCAGCTGCCCCCAGTGCTGCATGTCGGGATACTTGAAGCGTAGACGGCCAAGCCAAGCCCGCAGCGTCGCCTCGTCCAGGATGTACTCGCCGTTCCCAATGTGTACATTGTCGTTCCAGAAGATTGCGTACATTACGTAGTGGGAGCGGACAAGCTGAAAACGGATTCCATCTGCCCACCAACAAATCTTTTCGTCTAGAATGGAAGTCTTCGCCTACTGCGGCATGGCCGCCTGCTCGCTCATCGGACAAGGATGCGGATGGTACTGGTTCTTCAACACATGTGGCTGCATGGAGTATGAACAAGAGCAAGTCCGAACACAACCTCCACCACCTCCACCGCCACCCACTGCACCCAACCCATTCATTGTCAATGGTATGCCCAAGAACCCCCACCTTCAACCCGCGTACCGCTGAAAACGGATTCCTTCATCCCAACACAAACCCCTTTTGCAGTCACCATGGCATCTATCTTCATTGTCCTCGAAGCGACCTGCGAGTGCAGCCGAACCATCTTCCCTACAACCTACAAGACCCTCAAGGACGCAACAGACGCAATCAAGGCGAGATGGATGCCGTTTCTAGAAGAGTTCGTGAAATACAACGGGGGCTGCGCGGATACACTGTGGATGGAATGCCTTGCCGAAGCCACGATAGAGAAGAACGTGGTCTTGTTGTACCTCGAGAAGGAGAACTTCTTCGAGATTCACGAGCTGCCGATCGCCCAGTAAAAACGGATTCCCCTACAGGCAACCACAGCTCTTTTAACATGGCACACATTCAGAAGTATCTCGCCGACAACAACGTCGCAGGCGGCGACCATGGCAGTCACTATGTCTACTGGGTTCCTCTTCACATCTTCAACGACTTGGGCATTGAGCGGTGGAAGCACAACCGACCGCCTGACGCAGAGCGCGTGGCCGAGATTCACGCCTTCGTGAAGCAGTCCGGGCGCCTTGACGGGATGATGTACTTAGCCTGCATCAACAAGAAGCTGTACTGCTACGAGTCCAACCACCGCCGAGAGGCATTGGTTGGAATCACAGAGATTGCGCCGATTCTCGTGGACATCATGTGGGACGCAACGCATGAACAGGTGAAGGCTGAGTTTCTGCGGCTGAACAAGGCAGTGTCGGTTCCCGAGCTCTATGTGACGGACGAGCCAATGGCAGATATGGATTCAATCCTTGCTGCCCGCAAGGCCTTCTGCGAGAAGTACAAGCCCCTCAAGGTCACGAGTGGTCGCCCACAGCGACCCAACTTCAACAGCGACAGCCTTCTCGACGACTTTGTCGCCATCACCAGGGAGCACAAGATCTCCGTAGACGAGATGATGCGCCGCCTGGATAACCTGAACATGCGTTTGTCTCACAAGGCGATCGATGCAAAGTTGTCGGACAAGGTCAGGGACAAGTGCGCACAGGCTGGACTCTGGCTGTTCGCATTCTCGGCCCGTCTCGACCCGAAGGATGTGGTCTAATCGTCGCAGTCTGCGAATACATCAGATAAGTTGCGGGTCTTGTTCTCGTACTCCTTCTTTAATGTGTCATAGTGTTTCTGGAAGCACTTGTTACATATACGATGTCTGACACCAAGCCTCCAGAGGACTTCGTTTTGCTCACTTTTGCATTTCAGACACGGGAGATTGCCCCACTCTGGGATGTTGCGAACCCAGAATGCACTGCGCATTGCTTCAAGTGTAAGCTTTGTCGTGCGGTATGGTTCATACTCCTCCCAGAAATTGCACTTTTCTGGTGTTTCATATCCTTCTACCCAAGTCGGCACAGGACACGTAAAGTAAATCTTGGTGGTATCCTTCTTCAGGTTCACTTCACATGGATACCCACATTTGCAGAGGGGTCTATCCTTCTCGTATGCAGCCGCGCCGCCTCCGAAGCAGAAATTCTCACACCTACTTTCGATAGTGTAACGCCCACCCTTTATGTCCTGCTTCGTAATACCACGTTCAACCAAATAACGTTCGGTTATAAGGTTTTCTATTGATAGAGCGTCGTATTTGTCTACATCGTCGTCCCAGTGTCGTTCGACTCTCCACACCGATATGTCATCAAGGTATCTCCGAAAAGAACGATTTGACGAGACCTTATATAGTCCAATCACAGTGTTATAGTCACCTGCCGAAGTATTAGCACCTCCGCGACCTGTCTGGTGTTCGTTCCAACGCCTGAAAAGTCGGGTTGTCTCGCCTACGTATATGTCTCCATCGTCGGACAGGAGAACGTATACCCAATGCATTGCGAATGGTAGTATTGATATGTGTAACTCGCCAAGACCCATATGGAGTCTACTTCAGGGCGCGCACGGACAGGATGTACAGGAACGCCGCGTTCAGGAAGGTCAGGATGAGCGTAGGAGCCGAGGCCAGCATCACCGCAAAGCCACGCTTCGGGGCGAGGGCAATGCCGTACAGCTCCAAGATCAACACCAAACCTGTGGCCAGACCCACGATCCAGAACATGATGTAAAAGTAGTCCACGATCACCTCATTCGACACTCCCTTGGTGGCATCAGTCTCTCCAGGCATTTTATATACTCTTGAGAAGAACAATGGGCTTCTCGGTGATTCCTGTCGCGTTTGGCGTGGTAATGGCGGGACTTGACTTGGTGATGATGTCCACGGTTAAACAGGTGGGCACAGGTTCGTGGCCCATCCGCACAGGTCTGCCGTTTGCGACCTTGGTGTATGCACTCGAGCCTTTTCTCTTTTTGCAAGCCATGAGGGTCACGGGCGAAGGCCTCGCAGTCGTCAACTTGGTGTGGAACCTGTCCAGTGACATCATGGTCACTCTGATAGGAGTCTTCTGGTTCGGCGAAAAGATCCATGGCGCCCGATGGATCGCCGTGGCTATGAGTCTGGTGGCTCTGACGCTCTTTGCCTACACGGATACAGCCTAGTGGCGACGCCGACTACGGTGCTTCCGCGGGGTCTTGTGGCGACGCCGACGGCCGCCCTGGGGCGCACCCTCCGCCGCACGAATCACACCCGATGCCGCCGACCCCGTAGCTCCAATCACCAAGGCCTGCCCGATCGCTTCGGGGGGCGCACGAGAGAGTTGATAAACCCCAACACCCGCCAGCACAATCAATGTTGTGCAAATCATTCCAAGGGCAATCATGCCCTGTGTGGGCGACAAGCTTGCATCGGGCATTGTTAATACTCCACGTTTTGTTCCTTTGTCCTACACAATGCCCATCGCAGTTATTGTGAACGGCCAAGAGCGGGGTCTACGGCGCACAGCTGGTCTTCTCAAGCAGAACCTTCTTCTCCCCAATGACGCTGTCATGTTCTTGGCTTGTGAGTCAGGGAACTCAGCAGTCACCGCCTCCTACTTCCAAGGTGCTCAGTACGGTGGATCATTGATTCTTCCCTCCTTGCGCGACGCAGAGTTCAATGCATTCATGTACTTCCTCGACACATGTAACCGTCCAGCCATCACATCCGAGGCTTTTGGGAGGTCGGGCGAGGGGTGGAACATGGGGTACCTCCACAGCAGCGGAACCGTGATCCAGTACTACCAGGTGTGGAAGGCGTGGCAGATGATTCTGGACTACGAGCGCGCCAACAATATGCGGTTTGACATTGTCGTCAGGTGCCGCACCGACTCGATTCTCACAGAGAAACTGGACCTGTCGTTGCCCTACTTTGGCAGCGAGCGGATTCGTACTCGCCAAACAGGCGCGGCGGAGGTGACACTGCGGGACAACAACGTTGTGACGTTCGGACAGGAGCAGTTCTGGGTGGCCCGTCGCGATGTCTTTGCACTCTTGGGTCCCATGCTCTTCACCTATGGATCTTGGGATTCAGGAGGTCTCTACCCCTTCAATTCCGAGTCATTCTTTGCTCAGTTCTGCAAGGCCAACAACATTGTGCACGACATGTTCATTGAACCGGGTGACATGTTCAATTGGTCTCACCCAGGCGACGAGGTGGTCACCACGGACCCCATGGTGTTTTCACTGCTTCGTTAGACAGAACGGATGAATTGCCAAGACAAATATGTACATATGCGCTCCCATATGTGATCGTGCGCGATTAACCGGTCCCGCGACTTGAGCAGCGGGAAGTACACCTTGTACTCATCCAAGTCCAGCAGCTCAAAGAACTTGTACAGGATGTACGAGTACGACAGGAAGTTCGTGCGGTCGTTCGGGCAATACAGCAAAAAGGGCGCCTGAATCTCCTGGAACATGGCACGTATCTTCTCCTCAATCTCGGGCGTGATGGTGGGCGGCGGATTGCCGTTCAACCTTGACAAAATGTGGGCCGCGTGCTCGTAGTACTTGGACCGTCCCAACTTCTTCAGGATCTCCCTAATCTCCTTCTCCGTCAGATCGGCAATATTGTCGATGCGACGTTTACGGATTTCCAGCACCACCTCGTTCATCACCTCCTCGGGAATCATGGTGGACTCCTTGGCCTGAAACTGGTTCAGGATCTCGTTCAGGTGATTGATCTTCTTATACGCGTAATTGTTCCGCTCCTTCGGCGGATCACGGAACGACTGGAAGTCCGACACCACCAACGAATACTCCTCCGACCCACACTTCGGGCACACCAGAATACCCTCCGAGCTGATTTCCTCGCGGGCCACATTGCACTGCGCACAGTGTTCCGTCTGCTGCTGTGTGGCTTCGGGAACTGCGCCCAGCTTCATGCGAGCCACATACTCATCGAACATCTGCTTGCGCGTGATTCCCGTGTCGGTGGAGGCGGCAGTGGCAAAGTACTTCAAGAAGGTATTGGCATCCTTGGGCGCAACCGTCGTGGCCGAGGTGCCCCCCGACTCTCGATTGTAGTAGCCCATCAGAATGTCCATGTTTTTCAAGTAGTACTCCTGTATAGGGTCTGACTGGACCGCCTCTTGCTCCAACTCCTTGACGCGTGCTTCCCACTGGGAACACTGAATCACATCTCCAATCTCGTTGGACGCGCGAACGGCTTGAATCCGCTCTTTCAACTGGGCCAACTCCGCCATGGCCTCCGCTTTTGATTGTGTCTCGCGCAATCCCTGGACAATATCTTGGTGAACCGAATCGAGCGTCCCGATGGACGCCGATCCCGTTTCCCGTATCCGCCTCACCTTGAATACATCCATACTGAACTTGTGGTTGTCTATGTAGATGGGTTCTTCAGTGCCTCCGTGACTTCCTTCATAAAAGCGGGGTTTGAACAAATCTGGGGCCTCTGCTTGCGAACGGCAGACAACAGGGTGGCAAAGTCCAATCCGAAGTTCTTACACATGTAGTACAGCAGCAGAAAGGCTGAACGATTGATACCTGCCTGGCAGTGAACAAACACAATGGCGTTCGGGGCACGCAGGAACGCACGCATGGCCGCTTCGAACTGTGGATACCAGTCGAGAATCTTGACCTGCACAGAGTCGTAGGCGTCCAGCTGAGCGTACCGGCTCGGATACAGACGGCGGAACCACGCAGGCGAGTCGTCAGA